ATTTGCATCATTACCATCGGTTGAAGATACATAAAGAGTTGGAACATTAGCTCCAAAATCTCTTGCTAAAATACCACCATATTTTGTAGTATCAATTGATAATAATGAATTTGATGCTGTTACAGAAAGAATTGAAGCTGGTGTTGTTGTTTTTAATATACCATCAATTACAAGAGAACCAGTTAAATAAACAGACCCGGTTATATCATTATACGACCCCGTATTATTTCCAAAAAAGAAACTTTCTGAAACATAAAGATTTCCACTTATAAAAGCATCTTGCCCAACATAAAGATTTTTTCTAATGTTAAGAGAACCACTTATATCTTGTTGTTCTTCAATTTGTTTACGAGGTATTAATCTTGCCATTATTCTATTACTACTATTTTTCCTTTAATTAAAAAATCCGTGCTTACAACATCTGCTGGAAGTCTTGTTATACCTACATTAAATTGAATTATTGCATCAGTCTCATTACGCGTTACCGAATATCTACTATTTGGTTGCTTAACACCATATAAATAAACATCTACATATTGTGCAAAATCATCTACTGGTAATATATCTTCAACTATTCGTTTGTTATATAAATATAAAGTAAACAGGTTACCTGTTTCCATATCCAACTCTATTGCATCTGGTATATATTGATAAATAAATGTATCGGTAATGGCTTGGAGAATTAAACTCTTTAATTGAGCTCTATCACCAGGCAAACTTGCATTTCCTATATTAATATTTGGTTTTATTCTTGACATATTAAAATTTTTCTAAATCTCCTTTTATTTCAATAACATCTGTATCATCAATTGTATATGGGTTACCAAATCTATCTAAATTTGGAAATTTATCTCTAATAAATTTTATTACAAAATTATTATTCTCATTTTCAATAATAAAATCTTCACTTCTTATAAATAAACCATTTATAAAAACATCAAATCTTGCGTTTTCCAATCTTAAATTTTTTAAAGCTGGGTTTATTTTTTTAATTCTAACTCTAGGAATATAAAATACCCAATACAATGGATGAATTAAATCCAATGGTCCTAATGTAAATTCATTTGGTTCATTTATTTCTTTTAATATTTCTTTTATTCCTACTAAATTCATATTTGCTCAAATTTACCAGTTATAGCTATCTCATCAGTATTTTCTAATTCAAATCCCAAATCAAAAAATTGAAAGGTTATTTCATTTGTAGCAGAACTATAACCATATCTATAATATGATGGTGCTTTAAAATCACCATTTATATAAACTCTAAACCAATTTTCGGTATCAAAACTACCAACTAATTCAGGTGGTAATAATGGCAAAGATACATTTGTTAATTTAACAGTAGTAGCATCTACAAATTTTGCTAATTGAGAACCTCTTATAGCAATAAAGTTAATAACGTTTTGATATTCATTATATAAAGTTGGTGTTGTAAAACTTCCACCAGTTAAATCAGTTTCAACTCCAAATAAAACTCTTTTTGTTGTAAATGTTTTTTTAACCACAGGCGTTTTATCAAAAGTTTCAGGAATAAGATAAGCATTTACTGCCATTGTAAATTGTGTACGAATAACTCTTTCAGTTCCTTCACCTACCTCTTGTTGATTATCAAATGAATCTATTCGTGTTCTAAATTTATATCCATCCATGTTTCCCCAATATCTATCAGTTGCGTATTGAAATGCTTCTACAATTTTATTCATATGCTCTGTAAATGAAGTCCAAATCATCACCTCATATGTTATAGTTACATAAGATGGTACACTAACTTCATAATTTTCATATGTTGGTTTAGAATTATTTAATACACTAAATTTATCATATCTATTTGTTGGTGAATATTTTTTGTAAGCAGACATTCTATAAACATCTTTTAAATTAGGATGTTCTGAATCTCTTTCAATAGAATTTCTTTTAAACATTACCAAAGGTATTTGTATTCTACCTCTTACATCTCTTAAATACCCTTGCTTTCTTGCACCATCCCATCTTTCCGCATTACCATATATCATTGGTACTTTCACATTATTACCATTTTCAACTAAATCAGGAATAATATAATTTGCCATATAATCGGCAATAGCGCTATCAACATCAATAAGAGAAACTCCTTTTTGAAATTCTTTTGATATTGATAATTGGTTTGCTCTATTTGTATCTTTTCTTTCCATTATATTATTCTTGGTTCAGTTTGAATACTTGTTTTTCTACTCATAAATGCTGAACAAATTATTGAGAATTTATGAGATTCTTGTCCTGCTACTAATTGGTCTTCTCTTACATTATCAATTTCAAAATATGCGTTATTATGAAAAATTAAATCACCAATTTCAGGATAAAAGTTTTTATCTTCTAATGTAAATCTATTAAATCTAAAATCAACAGTTTGTCCTTGGTCAGAACCAAATCCTTCATATGTTACAGAAGTATCTTGCCTATCTAACATAGCTGCACATTCTACTCCATCGTAGTAAGTTTTAGAAAGCGATTCGCCATATAGATTAACTTTAGAATCATTGATAATAAGCTTGTAGAATACTACAATGTTTTCTACTACCGCATCCACTAATTCTCTTGAAATTCCTTCAAAAAATTTTATATCTCTACTTAATGCAAATCTTGCCATAATTATCCTATATAAATTGCAAGTGGAACTTTTTGTAACATTTCTTGCTGTTGTTTAGCTTCGTTAGCTTTATTTTCAAATTGAACTTTTCTACTTAATTCTTCTAAAGTTTCTCTTAATTGAGTCATTAAGTTATCTTTTTCAGTTTGAGCTTCACTTCTTAATGCAGCACCATCTAATGATATTTCTGCACCAGGAATTGGAATGTTAGAATATTTCTCTCTAATTGCTCCTAACATTTCTTTTACTAAAGCTAATGTGTATTTTCTAATCCATTGCTTACCAACATCATTTATTTTACAATAAGGAAGAAAATCATATCCTATATTTGAATAATCTGCAACTACATTATCTTTTACAGATGTTGAATTTGTAATAAATTCTTGTCTAACTGTATAGTCTAAAAATACACTACCAACATTTCGTATAGATGTTGAAGTTGGTCTTGGAAATATTGTAATCTTGTTATCTACAATATTAAATGTATATGCTGATTTACGGAATTGGTCATTAAATTCAATTTGTTGTATTCTTAATAAATCTTCATAAATTGGCATCAATACAAATTGTGCTGCTGGTGAAAATGAACCAAATCCAAATTCATCAATCAAGTTTAATGTACCTTGTCCACTTACTGAATAAGGGTCAAAGAATCTATTGATTGCCGGAACTGGGTCATTGTAGACTTTTACAACATCAATTCTATTACCACTCTCAGATACTTCAGATATTAATTCATTAAGGTCATAAACTTGCTTTCCAGCCACTAATGGTATTTTAAATTTCTTAATTTCAGTATTACCACCAACACCAACTAATGTTCCATAAGCATCTGAAATTTGTACTATATGTGGTAATATACTACCTTCTACTAATTTTTGAGAATAGTTTGTACCAGTTGCTCTACCCTTAAGAGCATAAAGGTCATTTCTAATATTAAATTGGTTTACTTGTGCAGAGTATTCTGATATAGATTCTTCAAAACATGCATAGAAGTTTTCATCTTGCAATTCCACATTTTGAATAGGATATCCCAATCTTCTAGCACACCAAAGTGCCATTTTAGGAGAATCATCTTGAAATGCAAAATCCTCATCATAAATCCCAAAAGGAGTTTGACCAGGAAAGAAAGAAGATGAACCCGGATATATTAATGTTTCTGTTACTTGTGCCATTTATAAGTACTTATTTTAATCGTTACCTATAAATATTAAGAATCAAAAGAATAGTGTTTAGAAAGTAATTATCGTACCCAATACCAAATAATGCCAGGCCCATCCATACCAACATCGTTTTGCCAAGGTGCAGGATTCCAACCACCATCAGTAATCAAAGTACCCCACCAACTACCACCATCATCATGTGTTGTAGTAATAATAGCACCACTTACTTTGTAAGCTGAAGAAACAGAATACCAAGGCATTCTACTTTCTATTCCGTTATTATTATAATCCCAATTAGTTATGGTATCCCATGTTATATGAAATGTAGAAGAACCATTTGAAAATTGTATTGATGGTTCGTTTTCAAATCTAATATATATTCTACCATTATTAAATGGGTCATAATTGGAATTAATTGAACCGGTCCCAAAAAACGTATTTGATGTTATTTTTGCAGAACCATCAGTAGGTACATTTAAAATATCAGGATATATTGTACTATCTATGATTATATCACTATTACCACCACTACCAGGTGTACCAATTTGTACCGCATCTATTGTATGATGTGTAACACTTGCTGGAAATTTTTGTATTTCAGTTATATTTTGTCTAAATCCAAAAGAACCACTTATTATATCATTAAATGTAGGCCTTCCAAAATATGATGAACCAGACGCTTGATATTGTGCTAAATCTACTGAACCTGTAAAACTATAATTTTCATTTGCTCTCCATATTCCACCATATTGTCCTCTGTGATACGCATCGAACATATACTCAAAATTGGAAGGAGAACTCTTTATATAATCCGCCCATCCAATAATACTATAATTTTGAGTATCATCTACATAAGTTCCAGTTCCTAATATTGTTGGTGGTGTTGTTTGGTGTTTAAGTAATCCTTCAGATTCAGTCCAACCAGTATAATTATTTTGCATTATTAATGTCCAACCGCCACCTGCGGTTGTCATATCTGCGTAAATTTGAAAAGCAGAACCGCTATTGATATTAGGATTTTTTATCCAATATAATCCATCATTTGATGCTGGAAAATCAGTTTTGATTTGATATGCAGAATCACCTGCTCTTTGTGCAGTTGTACCATCTTTTATGTTTATATTTGGATTTGATGTAATACTAAACCCATTTGTAAATGTAATTGGCATATCTTTAATCCAAATTATAGAATCCATTATCAATATTCCAAGCACCATCAATATAAATTGCTGTTGCTAAAGAACGGGCTGAACCTCCGCTGTTATCCCAAAATGGTGACCAACTTTCTCCATTACGAATACTACCCAATCCGTTTCTTAAATGATTAGGCCAAACATAAACATTATTAGGATTTTGTACACCATTTCCTATAAGTGCTAATCTAACAACTTGCCCTTCATATAAACCATCAGGTAAATACCAATGACAATTTGTTTCAAAATCAGTAATATCTAATATATGAATATCTTTTGTAATATCTAAATGAGTTGCAGTATCTCCACCACTTCCACTACTTAATGGTGTATAATTAACTTGTTGTGCAAAACTACCACTTAAAATTATATTTCCGTTATCAATAATTAAATTAGAATTAATGGTATCAATAGTTCCGTTATTCACAATAGTTGAAGATACTATTAAAGATGAGGAGATATTAACCGAACCTGAAATATTCATTGAGCCATTAACATTAATATCACCGGGAGTTATCAAAGAGCCACTTTTATTAAATCTCCATCTTTTACCGGCAGAAGCATAATCAGGATAATCAGGAATATTATCATTAGTACCAATTACTATTTCTCCATTTGTATTAGTTCTTACA